TGCTCTAAACTTAACCCAGTTGTTAGGTATATCAAAAGGCTCAACAACATGAATATCACGATTAAATTCAGTAAATGCTGCACCTTCTTTAATATCCCAATCACCTTCCAAGAGTTGTCTTCTTTGCTGCTCTGGTAGTGACAGAAGCATTGCTTCGTAGTCACCTGATTCGGATAGGTAAGGATTGTCAGTAAGTCTCGCTGGGATAAATCTCCTTTTGAACAAAGACTTTCCTGCCTTTGAGTGTCCAGCAGGATATCGCAACACTTCGTTAGTTTCAATGTCTGTTGCATCAAATGCTTTGTCATATGGTGCAGGGTCAATAAACATTTTCTTAACCCAAGCATGACCTCTTCCACCGGGGTTAGTTGTTGCCCTCATAAAGATAGGCAAATCTGGTGCAGTAGACCTAAGACGAGAGCGCATGTAGTTCCATGCATAAGGTGACTGCCACTGTGTTAACTCGTCAAAGCCTATCCAGCTAAACGCTAGACCCTGATAGCGAAGAACGTCATCATCTCTATCAAGATAAGACATCCACAGTCTCGCACCAGAAGGGGCAGTCCACTGCATCTTTCTTTCCGACCATTTAATGCCGGGCCATATTTTAGGGTACAACTCTTGTGACTTAAAGATAAGTTCACGAAGTTCTTCTGTTGTATGTCGTAACAGCAATCCGCTAAATGCTGGATGCCCCATATAACGTAGTGGGTCTGCTAACATGGCGTAGGATTTACCACCACCTGCTGAACCACCATATAGTACTTCACGTTCCCCTGCGGCTAAAAAATCTGTTTGAGGTCCTACGTTTGGTTTGAATAATACATTAGCATGTTCTTCTTCAAACTCTGTTTTATATGAAACGTCCTCAATAATCTTAGGCTCTTGAACCTGTTCTTTCTTCTTCAAGGACTTTCGCTTTGGCGATTGCCTTTTCCGCATATTCTGCCCACTTGCGGATGCTTGCAACTTGGTTCTTACGCTGTCGCTCATTCTGTAACCGTTTCCTTAATCCTACATGTGATATGTATCTATTGCTATTTGTACTTAACCAGTTGGCTACCTCACGATAGCTGTATTGATTTACGTGCTGTCTAGCCTTTTCTAACAAATCTAACTCTGTCGGTATGGGGTCAAGAATGTCAGGGTCTTCTTCATTCTGCTTATATCCGAATGGTACGGTACGTGCTATGCGTGGTATCTGTATCCACTCGTTCTCTTCTTTTATATCTGTCGGTTGTGGAAGTTTCCACTTGCCTATACTTCTAGTCATCTTCACTTACTGCTTTAGGTGGCATAAGCATAACACCACCGCTTGCTTCTACTTGCATCTTCTCTGTCTTCACCAAACCTGAACGGTCTAGTAATTCTTTTGCCGCTACCATCTTATCACGTATGCCTAGTTCTGTTGGGTCATACAATGCACCCGTCATAGCCATTGCCGCCTTTGGTGCGTTACGTGCCATGTACATAGATGTAGCTTCTAATATCTCATCCTTTAGTCCTTTGACAATAGAAGTTGTTGGTGTATTATCTGCGTACCCTGCAATCTTTTTTGCCTGTACAACATCACCACCTGCCTCTTCAAACAACACGTTAAGAAACTTCTGCTGTCTTTCATTTAACTGTCGTGTCATGACATCTCTCCAGTAGCCATAGCGTGAGCTAAACGTGTGCTACGTCCTTTTACTTGCCTTGCCCACCTGCTGTCTAACATTTCTTTTGCTGCAGTTTCAAAGTCATTATCATATACAGCCGCCCACATCTTCTTAAATTTTTTTAATCTTGGAACACCCATATTAAATGCCATATCCATGAGTACCAGTTGACGTACAGCGTCTAGGCTATCAACGCAAGAGTGCGCTTGGCATAGTTCTCTTTCGACTATCTGCACGTCATTCGTTGCTAAATAGACCGCATCTTTTTCTGTTATACCATGCTCATATATAGCATCCATATTTGGTATATCCATATAATCAAGTTCTTCTTTACTTATGCCACGGTCTTTTAGGTTTCTTCCTATTCCAATTGTGTCAATGCCTAACGTATCTTGATAGACTGTAAGTACAAGACCTTCTCCTTGGATTAGTTTATCTATAAATTGCTGACGTTCATATTTCATTTCTTAGTCTCCGACCCTAACCACACTGCAAATGCCCCTGTCATCGCACCTGAGACTACGCTTATCATTGCACTCTGCTGTGTACTCAAGTCGTCTAAGGACATCCCCCACTCTATAACTCTTATGTACATGATTGTCATAACAAGCATCATTAAGCGTGGTACTATCTTGTACTTTAATATTGTTTCTGCCGCCATTATTTTTTCCCGAACAACTTTGTAGCAGAACGAACACCGAAACTAGCAGCAACGATAACGCCAAGACTGTATTGATACCATTGAGGCATTGATTCCAACTGGGCAAATCCATTTGACACAACCTCTTCCATTCCGGGGATGAAGGCTAATATTAAGGGTATTGAAAACAAAATTACCAACCACTCATCTTTCCACGAAGATTGACTACCCTTTGCCATCTCCAAATCCCAGTCTATTTCACCTGTAGCTTTTTTCTGCATTACTACAGCTTCAGCTTGTGCCTTGGCTACCTTAGTAGCTGACTGCGCTTTCTTCTCTTCTACCTTACCTTGTAACCATGTACCAGCTAAATCTGCTACAGGTCCTATTAGCATATTAAGCACGTCTAAACCTCGCTGTTTTCTTTGCAATTGCTTTCGGTTGCTTCACAAACTGTTTCCCCTGCTTTGTTCCTTGGCGTTTCGCTCGTGATGTTGCCGCATATTCCGCAGATGTAAGGCTCTGTATCGCTGAAGTAGGAAGGTATCTTTCGCCAGTTTTCTTTGATGGTTTCCCAGATTTGGTTCTCCACTTTTGTTTTGTCCATGACTTTAAACTCTTTTGTGATTTAGCTAGTGCCATCTTACATCCACATTATTAAAAATACTAAAATTGCAATTAACCCCACACCAACTGCAATTGCAATACTACCAATTTCTATATTATGTATAAAAGCATCACGCTTCTTACGTTTGGCTATACGTTCTTGCTTTTCAGCTTCTTTTGCTTCATGTATTCGTTTAGCACGTTCAGCTATTATGCCTTCCCAAACACCTGCACCAAATCTCATATTGATTAGGTTCTTCATTTCTTGCATATGTTCTTGTGCAAGTTTTGCGTTTATAGTTTCTTCAGCAATTGAATTTACAGCGAAAGGGTCTTTTTGGGCTTTTCTTCGTTTCTTTTGTATCTGCTGTTCGCCCTCAAACATGCCGTCAATATATTTTGCTATATCACCTATATCATTACAAGTTGTAATAGCTTTTTTTATTCCGTCTACACTTGCTTTTACAAGTGCAATACCTGCCATAGTTTCTGCTAACATGTGTCTCCCCCTTCACGTGTAGCATTTTATTTGTATCCACCACCAGCTTTCTTATATGCTGATGCAAGCATCTGTGCTTTACGAGCAGACCACTGACCTGCACCGCCACCTTTTGTTCCAGCTTTGATACGTTGGAACTGCCTCTTACGCATTGCAGGTTTTGTATAGTTACCTGCTTGATTTACTTTTGATTTACTTTTTTTCATAATTTATCTCGCTGGGTCAAAGTATTCTTCTGCGGCAAACAATGCTATGATATCGTTAGCATTACTACCAGTTCCTTTTAGTACATCACCCTCACTCATAAAGAAAGGTTTACCATCATCAAATATATAAGCAATGTTTGCAGATTGAGTTACACTGTATGCATCTATTAGCTGTTGAGGAGAACCCCCACTTGCTGTATAAGATATATCAAAAGTTCTATCGGCTGAATTTGATATATTTGTAAAGGCTAACAGTTTTACAATAGCTACATAGTTTGCAGGAACGGTATAGATTATTGTATTAGTATCTAACGGCACAACATTGTTTTTAAATTTAACTGTATCTAAAGATGGCATTACTTTATCCTAACTTTATCTATACATATTACTGACCACTTATGAAACTTAATATTCCATTTACCTAATAGTCTAGCTATCTTTAAAAACAAATGACTAAAGAATGTCCAATATAAATCAACCAAAAAAGTTTTTAGTTTTATTAGCTTTGTTAACATTTTTTATGTGCCTTCCGGGTCTACGTATACGTTTCTTTTTTATAAACTCGTTAGCAAATTGTTTAGCCATTATTTCTTTTTCTTAGGCATGGTCATACCACCACGCATCATTTTCTTTTTAGCAACTTTCATCATGCCGCCACCACGCATTTTCTTTTTCATTACACCGCCACGCATCATTTTCTTTGCCATTTTTGTTTTACCAGCCATACCGCTACCTTTCATTTCAGTTTTAACTACACCACCTTTTGCGTGTTTTCTTACACCCTCTTTATCTGGGTTTGTTAGTCCAAGCATTTCACGCATTTCTCTTACGCTAAGACCCATTTTTTTAGCCATTGCCATAAATTCATCTTTTTTATTATTCTTAGAATCTTTCATTTCTTAATCTCCGTCTTTCTAATACTAAGGATTCAAACACTTCTTCAGGAAAATGTTTATAGTAATTTGATTTTTCTAAACTAAGTGCTGCGTCATCTAATATAGAAAGTCGTTGCACAAAAACCATACAATATTCTAGTTCATTACTAGTTATACCATTATCTTCTAAAAAGTCAAGTCCAGCATCGCTTGCATCATAGTCAGGATGAAATACCATAAGATGTATATCTATACCTGCTATACTTAATGCTTCATTAACTCCGTCACACCAACCATCTAAATATTCAATGCTTGGCATTTCTTCTTCAGCCCACACAACTATATCATAATTATGTGTTCCAAACTTCTTAACTTCTTCTGTTAAACCTTCTAACCCCGTATTAATACTAAAGACTACCTTATTATCTGCCCATGCTTTTGCTGCGTAAGGGCATGGCGGTAGTCCATTTAATTTTACATTCGGTATTTCAAGAAAGTCGTGTGACCACTTACGTATGTCAGCTTCTATTGGATGCACGTGTCTTATTCTTTTGTTGTTCTATAAATCTTCTATACACACCAGCCGCACCAGCTTTTCCAGCCGCTTTAGCTCGTTGCTCCATAGCGATAGCCGCTTGTGTTTTATGATTATGACTTCTGCTAGATGATTTTATTTTACGTATAGATGCTTGTGCATCTTTTACTGTAGCAAACTTTAAGCCGTGAATTGTACCCTTTGGGTCTTCATCAGTATACAGGTCGCTATGCTTTTTACTTTTAGCTGGTTGTCCTTTTTTTCTAGGTACTCTACGCATTTTTTGTGATTTTATTAAATGCTTCTGGGCTTGCTGCTTTAAGTGCCTTTAGTCCCGGGTTCATTTTAACCTCACCACCTGCTGCGTACATGTGTGATTTTCCATATGCCATGCCACCATTAGCCATCTTTGCTTTACCTTTAGGCATCATACCCACACTAACTGCAATAACAGGTACTTTCTTTTTCTTTGACATGCCACCATCTTTCATTTTAGATTTTAAAGGTGGTAATTCAACTTCTGTCTTTCTATTAGCGTCACCTATCTTAACTCTACGAGATTGTTCTTTAGCTGCTTGTGCCTGACGTATCTCTCTAAGTTTTTTTCTAGCTTCAGCTTTTTCTGCTTTAGTTGCTGTGCTACCCTCTTGCAAAATTCTTTCTAATTTAGCTACCATTTCAGCTTCTGATTTTGAGCTTTTTGTTCTAACAACATTTGACATAGCTTTAAATAGTTTACTCTTCATTGTCTTCTCCTACTAATTAACATTTCCATCTTCTACGTGCTTGTCTTAAACGACTGTTAGGGTCACGAGCGGCTTTTGGAAATTTTTTCATTTGTCCAGCAGACCTAGCACAAAAAGACTTTCGTCTGTTTGCATCCTTACTACCCTTCTTAACTTTACCTGTTACAGCAGTTTGTAATTTACTCCCGGGGTTTTTTCTTCTATATGCTTTCACCCCAGCTTCAGTCATACCTGCACCCTGTTTAGTAGGACGAAAATTCTTCTTATTTCGCTTTGGCATGTTGTCGGGTTTACGTGCCATTAGACACCCCTGTCAAATTCACATTTAAATGAAAATGAGTGTGGTGTACCTAATACTTCTGCTACATCGGTAACTATTACTGCCGCACGTTCTACGCAGTGTATTTCTTTTGAGTATGGTCCGTATGCATCTTCAACTATAATGCATTGACCTGATAGCATTGAACATGCCATTACGAATGTTGTAAACATTAGTCAGTCCAGCCTTCTAATTTCATATAATTTTCTGTTTCTTTGAGTGTAAACTTACGTGGAGAGAACTTAGTCTCCAATGCCTTACGAACATAGAACACATCACTGTGTGGTATGTGAAGACGGTCTAGTGTATTTGTACGAATAGCTTCATAAAAAGCTGAAAGCACATTATCTGTATATAGTTTTACAGATTTTTTACCCATTGTCAACTCTTTTATCTAATTTTTCTTTACCTTCTTGCCACCAACGCACTCTTTCTGCAATAGCTTTAGCTTCACACAAGCCACATAGCTGCACGAGGATGCCCTCTTTATTATAAATACAGGAAGAACACTTTAATTCTTTATTCATTTAAGTGATTACAGTTAAAATGTTATTGGTAAAGGAATTATTTAAGGAATAGTTAACTGTTTCAGTTTAACTGTTATAATTATACCTGATTTTCTAGGAAGTGTCAAGCCCCTAAATACAAGATAGGTAAAGTTTTCTTTTATTTGTACATAAAATAGTAAAATATTCTATAATAGTAAGTATATAAGTATCAGTAGCTGTTGTGGTTAAC